CGCCAACTTCAGTTTCACCGAATTAAGCCACTGGTCACAGCTCACCCGACGCAATCTGCGCGCCTGGGAGGTCGATGTGCTGTTTGAACTGTCGAGGGTTTGGAAATGACGGATTACGCGAGACTGGTTATTAGCGTCGACAGTCGGCAGGTGCGCAACGCGGACAAGGACATGGCCGGAATGTCGCGCACTGCGTCAGGTCTAGCCAGCGGCGTCAGTCGGATGATTGGGCCTCTGCTGTCCGCTGCAACAGCAATGGCAGCGCTGAGCAAGGCGGTTTCCATCCAGCGGCAGTTTGACGTTCTGAATGCTGGCCTGATTACCGCCACTGGCAATAGCGAGAAGGCAGCCCAAGCCTTCGAGGCGCTGCAGGACTTTGCGGCCAAAACGCCGTACTCGCTTGACCAGGCTGTTGAAGGCTTTACCAAGCTGGTGAACTTGGGCCTGACCCCGTCTGAGCAGGCTTTGCTTTCCTATGGCAACACGGCGTCTGCCATGGGCAAAGACCTTAATCAGATGATTGAGGCCGTGGCCGACGCTGCCACAGGAGAGTTTGAGCGCCTCAAAGAATTTGGCATCAAGGCCAAGCAAGAGGGTGACAGCGTCTCGCTGACTTTCCGTGGCACCACCACCAGGATTGGGAACAATGCCAGAGAGATCGAGGAATACCTGACAGCCCTTGGCGAAAACGAGTTTGCCGGCGCCATGGAGCGACGGATGGATACGCTCGACGGGGCCATGTCCAACCTTGGCGACACCTGGGATCAGACTTACCGACTGATCAACGAAGCTGGCCTTGGCGAGCTGATGGAAGACTCGGTGCGGGGAACCATCGCAGCGCTTGAGGAGCTTAATGCTGCGCTTGATTCCGGCCAGTTGGAGACCTTTCTTTCCGCCATCGCCGGCAAGTTCGACGGCTTTGGTCGCGACGTTGATGCGTCGTTTGAGATCATCACTCAGCTTATCAAGACCGATACCAGTCGCTGGGATGCACTGATCGAGAACAACGTGAACACGATGATTGCGACGTTCCGGGACTTTCCGGAGAACGTCCGCGCATTCATCCAGATCATGACTGTTGAAGTTCTTGCCGGCTTCGACATGGTGAAAGCGTACGCCAGGGCATTCAATGACGGCATCAATGCCATCTTCACGAATGACACATGGAGCGGCGTAGGGGATCGGCTGGAGCGTGAGCTTTCCATTGCCAGCTCTACCAGGGAAGGCAGCATCATCAGCATCATCACGGAGCGCGATGCCGCACTGGCTTCGTTTGATGCGCAGATCAATGCCGCTGGCGAATTGCGCAAATCCTATGACGATTTGCGGGCTGCGCGCGCGGCGGGCACTGACGATCGCCTTGAGCGGTTTGGAGTTGGTGCGAGCGGAAGCGGCTCTGGGGATAGCGCCGGCACGGTAGCGAGCGCAAAAAAACTAGCCACGGCCTACGCATCGGCAGCGCGCGGCCTGGAACGCCAGGTAGAGCTCTACGGGCAAAGCACCGAGCTTGCGCGCCTCAACTACGAGATCGTGAGCGGCTCGCTTCAGGGGATTGAGCCTGACCAGGCCAAGTACCTGCGCGGACTCGCTAAAGAGATCGACGACAGGGAGGCCCTCAACGAGATCCAGAACATCAACCTGGAGCTGCTGCGCGCGACCGGTCAGGAGCGTGCAGCGCGCGACCTGCAGTTTGAGCTGGAGTATGCAGAGCGGATTGCCGAGTACGAACGGCAGGGCAACGAGGAAGCTCTGGCCAGGCTGCGCGTGCTGCGCCAGATTCGCGAGGTCAATGCGCAGCCTGAGCCCGGCACCGTGGAGGGTGTTAGCAAGGCGCCAGGCTCCGACTTCGGAGGCCTGAACACTACCGGCTTTATCACTGACCTTGAGCGCCTGGACGAACAGGCCGAAGAGCTGCAGCAGTGGCGCGAGCAGGAGCTGGAGCGTCAGCGCGAGTATCTGGAGCTCAAGGAAATCGAGGAAGAGGTTCACGCCGAGCGCGTAGCTAACATCTACGAGCAGAGCCGCGAGCGCCTGGAGTCCATCGAGAAAGCGCGCCAAGACGTCATGCTGCAGGCGGGCGCGTCGTTTTTCGGCGACATGTCCGACCTTGCGAAAGTGTATGCAGGCGAGCAGTCGGGCATCTACAAGGCGCTGTTCACTGCCCAAAAAGCCTACTCAACGGTCAGCGTGCTGCTGTCCAGCGCGGATGCTATCGGCAAGGCCTGGGCATCTGCTCCGTTCCCGGCCAACCTGCCGGCCGTTGCGATTGCGACAGCAGAGACGGGCGCATTGAAGGCCATCGTCAATGCGGCGTCACCCGGATTCCAGCAGGGCGGTTACACCGGAAACATGGGCATCAGCGACGTGGCTGGCGTGGTCCACGGTCGCGAGTTCGTGTTTGATGCTGACGCCACCGCTCGTATCGGGGTGCAGAACCTTGAGGCGATCCGTCGCGGCCAGCAGGCGCCGGCAGCAGCAAACGGCGATACCTACTACAACGCCACGGTGAATGCCCGATTCGCCCCGGGCATGACCAATCAGGAAATGCGCCGGGCCAGCTCGGCGGTATCGCGCGACGTGAGCAACCAGTTGCGCAAAATGCAGAGGTTCAGCTGATGACGCAGTTTCTTGAAGAGCTGTTCCCGGAGAATGTCGACTATGGCTCGGGCTTTGCTGCCGGCTATAAAAACTGGATCGTGCGGACGCTGGGAGGCGATGAATACCGCAGCCAGCAGCACCCGTTTATTCAGGCGACGCTGAATGTCGACTTTGAGCGACAGACCAACCAGGTAGTCAGCGATGTCATTGACCTGAACAACCGGGCGGGCGGAACACTGTGTGGATTCCGGGTGTTTCACCCGGTTGATCACAGCACAAACGACTACCGCGGCACGCCGACAGCCTTTGACCAGCATCTGCCTGAAGCTGTGGTGAGTGGGTACCAGTTGACACGTTGGTATGGCGATTACACCGACCCTACCTGTCGGCGTCGCCGTATCCGCAAGCCCCGCAGCGGGACCGTGCTGGTAGGCGTGGCCGGACAGGTATACCCGGCGGCGCAGTGGTCGGTGGATTACACCACCGGGATTGTCACCTGGGCTGCCAACAAATCGCGTTCGATCACGGCTATCACGCAGGCAAGCGCCGCAGTGCTGACGGTGGGCAGCAACACCTTTACTGCCGGCGAGTCTGTAGTTGTCAGTGGCGTGGCGGGCATGACCGAGATCAACGGGGTGCGCGCACTGATCACGGCCAGAACCGCCACCACGATCACGGTGGCCATCAATTCCAGTGCATTCAGCGCTTACGTGAGCGGAGGCACTGTGCAGACCAACCCTATTGCAGGAGAGGTTCTGACGGCGGGCTGCAAGTATGACCTCCCGATGCGCTTCTCCGACGACCTGGGCGGCACCTTTTCCAACTGGGACACCATCGACGCTTCAGGCATCGGTCTGCTCGAAATCCTGAATCCGGACCCACAATGAAATCACATGTTGCCGATTACCGGACGCGGACCTACTGCGCCCGGATCGAGCCCGTGGGCGATCAGCCGGTTGTGAGGCTGACCAGCTACCCCGTGGCGCTGAAAATGAGCAATGGCGAGGTGTATCAGGCCACCAGTGGCTATGAGTTCAGCGGCATGGCCGCTACCTCTGATATGTCGGGCAGCGGCGTGGACCTGGACGGCATCCTGCAGACAGGGGCGATCACCCTGGACGACCTGCAGGTGGGTGCTTACGACAATGCCAGGGTGTACGTGTTTGCCACCAGCTGGGCCGCACCGGTTGAAGATGAAGAGCCGCTGTCCATGATGTTCTTCGGCAAGGTAGACATCACCGACCACCGGTACCGCGTGCAGCTCATGAGCATGGCGGACGTGTTAAGCCAGAAGGTTGGCCGCAACTACAGCCCGTCGTGCCCCTGGACGCTGTTCGATCAGCATTTGGGCGGCAACCTGATTGCCACCGATCGCAGCCGCTGCACCGGGCCGCGCACCAACCCGGACGGCCCTCAGCTGGCCGACTACCTGGTGACCGGCACCCTCACAGCTGTGGCCAGCCAGTACCAGTTCACTGACAGCAGCAGGGTAGAGGCTGACGACTGGTTCGGCTATGGCGAGATTCGGTTCACTACCGGAGATAACGCCGGGCTCAAGCCGACGCAGATCAAGGCGTTTGCCGGCGGCGCGTTTACGCTGCATGAGGCCCTGCCGTATCCGGCACAGGTGGGCGATGAGTACGAGGCCATTCCGGGTTGCCGCAAGCGCCGGCAGGACTGCCGCGACAAGTTCGACAACGTGGTCAACTTCGGCGGCCAGCCCGACGTGCCCAGCAAAACCCAGTACACCCAACGAGGGCGCGGAGCATGACGCCAGACGACATTATTGCCGCTGCTCTGGAGTGCATGGGCACCCCGTTTTTGCATCAGGGGCGCGTGCCTGGCGTGGGCATGGACTGCGCGGGCGTGCTGGTGCATTGCTTCAAGCGCCTTGGCCTGCCGCATCAGGATGAGCGCGGCTACCCACGCACGCCATTTGATGGCCAGCTGGAACGCATTCTGGACAGCCAGCCATCGCTGCAGCGCATCGCCCTTGCGGATGCCGGCCCCGGTGACTGGCTGATCATGCGCATGTCGCGCGACCCGCAGCACATCGCCCTGCACGCCGGCTTTGAGCGCGGACACCCCTACATCATTCACAGCACGTCAGAGTCCGGGCGCGTGGTTCGCCACCGGCTTGACGCTCTCAATCGCACCCGGGTGACCGGGGCTTACAGGATGGTCGCTGCATGAGCACACAAAGCGCGATTGGGGCGATTGTCGGCGGGGCAATTGGCTTCTTCGTCGGCGGTCCAGCTGGAGCCCTCTATGGGGCCGCCCTGGGCGCTGGCGTTGGGGCTGTGGTCGGCGGTGTGGGCATCAGCTACGACGGCCCGCGCCTGTCTGACCTGAGCGTGCAGACCAGCACCTACGGCGCCGACATTCCGCGTGTGCACAGCACCATCGTTGTCAGCGGCAATGTGCTCTGGCTGGAAAACAACAAACTGCGCGAGCGCGTGCGCAAGGTCAGCAGCGGCGGTAAGGGTGGCGGGTCCAGCGCGACCAAGGAATACACCTACTTTGCCACGTTCCATCTGGGCCTGTGTGAGGGCGAGGTGGCGGGCATTCGCCGGATCTGGTGCTCAGACAAGCTGCTGTACGACGCCGGCAGTGATGATCTGGAAACCATCATTGCCAGCAATGAGGCGGCGCGCAACTGGACTTTCTACAGCGGGTCAGACGACCAGCTGCCGACCGCGCGCTATGAGGCCGACGTGGGCGTGGGCAACGCCACCGGCCACCGTGGCTTGTGCTACATCGAGTTCCGCGACTTTGAGCTGACCGACTACGGCAACACCCTGGAGGGCGCGCAGTTTCGGATTGAGTTGATCAAGGCTACGAACGTTGAGTCTCCGGCATACATGTATGACCGCGAGTATGACGGCCAGCCCGTCTACGCCGATAGCGCGGTATTCATCACCGCCACTCACGCGACCACGGAGTTCATCGAGATTGGCGGCACCGAGTACTGCCAGGCTCGGATGTTCTTCAACACCTACAACCACGACGGAGCGCTGATCAAGGTTAGCAGCCGCACTGCCAGGCTCGTGAGGATTGGCACCACGCCCATCGGTGGCTACCGGGCCAGGCCCATCAACGGGACCACGAATTTTGCCATCCACGACATAGTCAACGACATTACCGGCGGCGACGTGCCGGAGTTTGCTGGCGAAATTCCCGCGCCCGCATCGTGGGACTCTGCTATCTGGAGCTATGCCGGCGGCTCTTACTGGTTCCAGACCGTGACCGGGTTTTTGATGGTCCGTGGCTCTGAGTTTGTGCCGGTCACGGTTCCGGGCCTCGTCAACTACGCCTCGATCTTCATCGCAGAGGACACTGCGACCGGCCGGGTCTACATCCGTCACAGCACCAGCGACAGCATTGTTGGCGAGCTGAACCCGGAGACCGGGGCTATACTGTGGTCCGAGGTGCTATTCAACGGCACGGCTGGCGTTCAGGCGTCTCCGTTCGCCTGCTACGGCGGCCGCATGCTGGTGCACGACCTCAATGAGGTCAGGGTCTACGACGTTTCGGGTACGACTGCCGAGCTGGTCGATTCAGCCGCCGTGGCAACAGTGCGCGGGCCGGTGCATGCTTATGCCCCCGGCTTTGGTATCACGGCTGTGGGCGTCTATCAGATCAGCGATCGCTCCAGCTCGGACAACTCACTGCTATCGGACGTCATCGAGCAAGAGGTCGAGCTGTCCGGCCTGCTCACTGCTGCTGATATCGACGTCACCGCGCTCACTCAAGAGGTCAAAGGCTACCGCGTAACCGGCGGCTCTGTTCGCGCCGCGCTGGAGCCGCTGGCCGCTGCCTACCAGTTCGACATCATCCCGTCGGGCTACAAGCTCAAAGCGGTGCCGCGCGGACAGGCCAGCGTGCTGACCGTGCCCTATGCCGACCTGGGCGCCACTGCCAGCGACACGCCCAGCGATGTTTTCAAAATGGCGCGCGAGATGGACAGCCAGCTGCCGGCGAAAACCGTGGTCAAATACCTCGACGCGGCCCGCGAGTACGACATCGGCGAGCAGTCCTCAACGCGCATCAATACCGAGGCCGTCAACGAGGTAGAGAGCGAGCTTGCCCTGGTGCTGGGTGCAGATGAGGCAGCAGGCATTGCCGAAGTTCTGCAGTCGCGTGCCTGGCTCGAGCGCACCGACGTTTCGTTCACCCTGCCGCCGACGTATCTCGCGCTGGAGCCGTGCGACGTAATCACCGTGCAAACGCCGGATGCTGACTATGAGGTGCTGGCCAGCGAGCTGGAGTACACGCAAGACGGCCGCATTGAGGTTAAGGCCAAGCCGAACGCGGCAGCGGTCTATACCCCGAATGCGTCAGGCGGGGAGGGGAACACCCCGCCCAGCACCATCGGCGTGGCCGGGCCGTCGCTGTTTGTGCCGCTAGACATCCCTGTAGTTGATGAAACGGTCCAGAACGCCCCCGGCTTTGTCGGCACGCTCACCGGTTACACCGGCGGCTGGCCGGGCGGGGTGGTGTATCGCTCGCCCGACAACGGCCAGACCTGGGTAGACCTGCAGGCGTGGTCCGCCAAATGCACCGTTGGCTCTACGCCCGGCGCACTGGCTGAGCACGACGGCTACCTGATCGACCAGACCCAGCTCAACGTCATCATGATCAGCGGCGCGCTGGAGGGCATCACCCGCGACCAGCTGCTCGCCGGCTACAACTACGCAGCCTATGGCGTTGATGGCCGGTGGGAGATCGTGCGCTTTCAAAATGCCGACCTGCAGGCTGACGGAAGCTACACCCTGTCCGATTTTGTGCGTGGCGACAAAGGGACGGAGTGGGCTACCGGCCTGCACCAGCCGGGCGATTGGTTCATTCTGCTGGGCGACCCGGACAACGCATTCATCGGCATGGCCGCCGAGCTGATCGGCATTGACCGGCTGTATCGCAGCATCACCCAGCGGGCCAGCATCGATACCGGCGGCGACGTGCCGTTCACCTACCGGGGCGTCAACCTGGAGCCGCTGAGCCCTGTATATGCCAACGCCACGCGCGACGGCAGCGGCAACCTGACCGCCACGTTCGTGCGCCGCTCGCGCCTGAGCAGCAGCTGGTGGGGCACGGGCGTGGTTGCGCCAGTCGGCGAGGCCACGCAAGCGTTTGAGGTCGACGTGCTGGACGGGGAAACCGTAGTCCGCACGATCGAGACCGCAACAGAAGCATTCAGTTATTCAGCCGCAGACCAGACCACGGACTTCGGCAGCCCGCAATCATCCATCACATTCCGCATCTACCAGCTGAGCGAAACGGTAGGGCGGGGCTATGCCTACGAGGTAACACTGTGACAACGCCGAATCTCAATCTGACCGAGCTGGCCAACCAGCAGAATCAGTACCTCAACGCCAACGCCACGTTCGCGATCATCGACGCCCTGCTGCAGACCCCCGTCATCAGCATGACGCTGACCGCCGCCCCGGCCAGCCCGGCCAACGGCGCGCTGTACATCATGGCTGATGCCTGGGCGGGCATTGCCGGCTCCGCTGCTGGCCGCTTGGCGCTGTACCGTACTGGCGGTGGCTGGATCGTCATCACGCCTAAAGAGGGGTGGAAAAAAGAGGTGCTGGCGGATGGCCTGACGTACCGCTACGACGGGGCCGATTGGCTGGAATGGATCGCCAGCTCGTCGACCGCATTCGCCGACATCACCGGCAGCCCCGGCGATAACGCCCTGCTCGCCGCCGCACTGGCAGGCAAGGCAGACGCAGTGCAGGACAACCTGTCGGCGAGCGTGGCCCCGACCGTCGACAACGACGAGACCGAGGGCTATGAGCCGCGCAGCCGCTGGTTCGATATTGTGGCCAATGAGTCCTACCTGTGCCTCAGCGCGGCAACAGGGGCGGCTGTGTGGGTGCAAACATCGCTGACCCTGGATGAGCTGGGGTCCGCCGCGCTGGCAAATGTGGGCAGCGGCGGCGATGAATTGCCCGACAACGACGCGGTTGACGCGAAAATCGCTGCGGTAGTCGGTGATATTGACGCGGCCCTGGATGCAATCAACGGTGAGGTGATCTGATGGCTACCGCTGACAAGCTGGTTTATCTGGGCGGCACCAAAGACCTGCTGCGTGAGGCAATTAACGCTGCCGGAGGATCACTCACAGAACTCGACCCTTTCCGCGACTACGCAGACCCGATTTTGTGGGGTTGGCTAGTTGACGCGCAGGGCGGCCTAGACCTCGATTACGTTAATGAGCGTTATCGCGTTTATGACCCCGCCTACAACGCGCTAGTCGAAAAGCCGTGGGCAGACATTGTCAATAATTACTCTGCACCGGCGGGGCGGACTTACTTTGATAGTTCGGGAGTTCTGCAGACTGCTGCCGCGAACACTCCGATCAGGGCTTATGACCCGGCTACTGGGGAGTTTCTTGGTAATCAGATTTGGGGGAGCTATAGCAATCTTTTGAGGCATAGCGAAGACTTTACTAATGCTGTTTGGGGCACTTCTGTTGATACTGCTGTTGTCACGCCCAATGCAGCAATCGCCCCGGATGGTACAAATTCGGCCGATCTCATAGAGTTCGGAACCCCAGGGTCTAACCGATTCCAAACCTACGCTGTAACAGCCGGCCTACCCTATGCATTTAGTGTGTTTTTAAAATCGCCTCCCGGATATGGCACGCAGCAGCTAGATATTGGGGCTATTGCGCCGGGAGTATACTCCAGACAAACCATTACTGAGGATTGGAAGCGCTTCAGCATAACAACTACACCGGCTTCGTCGCCACGCTATCCGATGATTCAATCTGTCTCGGCCAGCCAACAAGTGCATGCTTGGGGGGCAAGTCTCAGACAGTCGCAGCTCGCCGGCCCATACGTAGCTACAGTTGGGTCGGCGGTAACTATCGCAGCAGAAAACCAGATCATCGACGGCAGTGTTTTCTCGGATATGTGGAATCCAGTATCAGGGACGCTATTTATCGAGTGCTCTGGCTCTATTGATGCTGTTGCTCTAAAGGCTGCTGGGGTTGAGGTCATTGTTGATAGCGCATCAAATAAGAAGTACGCAGTGGCCTACACCTCTGACCCATCCGCAACATCGTTGATAATTGGCGCAAACCTGAACGGTTATATACGCCGCATCACCTATTTCCGCAAAGAACTGTCTGCGTCACTCATTGCGAGGTTGATCGCATGAAACTCTACTCCGTGAAATACAAAGCTGCCCGGAAGTCACCGGGCAACCAGAAGTTCTGGCGGATCACCATCGACAGCAAGTACAAGGGTGACATCGGCCTGCTGACGCACGAAGTTCGTCATGTCCTGCACTGGTGGGCATTCGTGGCGCTGACCCTTGCGCTGGCCGGTGCACTGGTACTGCTGGTTGCGCCGGCATACGGGCTGATCGCAGTGGCCGCGCCGTGGACCTACCATTGGTCCTACCGGGTCAAGGCGTTGCGCATTCTGTTTGAGCTGGACTGCTACCGTGCTCAGCTGCGAGCAGGTGGTTACGTCGACGACGAGTTTGCCGTCAAGGCCATGGTTGGTCATGGCATGTCAGAGAGCGCCGCGCGCGATGCGCTGGAATAGGGCCGGTACTACAAAACCCGGCGGTACATCGGTACATGCCCACATCCGTGTAGAGCCAGGGCAGCATGCCCGCCCGGGCCGATGCTGTCGCTGGCCAACCCGGCAAAACGCTAACCCCATCACAACCGCTGCGGCGGTTTTTTTGTGCCTGCGCTTCAGGAGTACCCAATGCAATCTAAATCACTGTTCATCAGCGCCGGCCATTCGGGCGCTGACCCTGGCGCCGTCGGTAACGGCCATACCGAGGCCAGTATTGTGCTGGAGTTTCGCGACCTGCTGGCCGAGGCGCTACGCGCGCGGGGCGTTGAGTTCAGCAGAGACGGCGAGCAGGGCCAGAACCTGCCGCTGTCGCAGGCGTGGAAGTTGGCGGCAAAGCATCACATTGCCCTGGAGTTCCACTGCAACGCCTTTCACAAATCCACGGCTACCGGGGTGGAGACGCTGAGCTGGCCGGGCGATATGGAGCTTGGCTTGCGCCTGTGCAAAGCCATCAGCACCACGCTTGGCATCAACAATCGCGGTGCCAAGGGCGAAGCCAGCGGCCAGCACAGCCGCCTGGCGTTCGTGAGTCGGGGCGGCGGCATCATCGTTGAGCTGTTCTTTATTAGCAACCCGGCGGACGTAGCGGCATACCAGCGCTGGAAGCTGCAGCTTGCCGAGGTGCTGGCGGATCTGCTGGCTGAAGAGGTGGGCCATGATCGATAAAGCGCGGCTGACAGCCTTCGCTGTGGTGGCTGCCCTGTCCCTTGGTACCGGCTGGCAGCTGCATGCCTGGAAGGTGGCGTATGACCTTGAGCGTGACCGGATCGCCCAGGAGGCTGCCGACGCCCTGGTGCGTGAGATATCCGGCAAGACGCTTGAGCAGATCGCCGGCATTCGCATCGAGAACAAAACCATTTACCAGCAAGGCCGCACGGAGGTGCTGCGTGAAACTATCTATCGTGACTGTGTGCTGCCTGATTCTGGTCGCCGGCTGCTCGAGTCGGCCAGGGAAAATTGACGCCGGCTTGCTGCAGGAGTGCCCACCTATCCCGGCGGTACCGGATACGGTCGACATGGGCGAGCTGCTGCTGATGGATATTGAGTTGGCGGGTATGTACCGCGAGTGCGCTGCCGGCAAGGCAGGCTTGATAGAAGCTTTGAGTCAGTGACCTGCGCCGGCAGCAGTGCGGGCCAGTTCCAGCGCAATTTTGCAGCGCCTGACCACGTTCGTCACTGCCTGCGGCGTCACTCCCAGGTCGACAGCAACTGTGCCGGGAGCCTCGCCACCGACAAGCACGCGGCGGGCAGCTTCTTCGCTTTGTCCGCCCCGCAGGCTGATCAGCTTCGCCAGCGCTTCAAACTGTTCGCTCGTCATCACGCTACCTCGATCTTTGCGCCTGGCAGTACCAGCCAGGTGGTACCGTGCTCGTCGCTCATTTCTACCGCCGCGTAGCCCAGGGCCTTGGCAAGCTGGCCGCGAATGCGTTGGGCTTCCCAGCCAGCTTCGCCCAGGTCGTCAGCGCGCAGCAGCTCAACGTCGGCGTCTTCCACTTCTTCCTCCTCAACCACCAGCTCGAACAGGCGGGCCATGTCGTCACACCAGTGGCCGGCAACTTCGTTAAGGGCGACCAGTACGGTATCAGCACCCAGCTCGTAGGACAGCTCTTGCTGGGTCAGCGCTTTGTCGTCTGCAATCTCGATGCTGTGCAGCACCTCGCCGTGGGACAGGGCGGCGTCTTCGTCAGCGGCAGCGAACAGGCCACCGAAGATGCCGAGGTCTTTGATTTCGCTGATCTGTTCAAAGCTGCCGTGGAAGAGTTTCATTGCCGTTCTCCGTTGTTGATGGCCCTATATTAAACGCTTTAGAGTTTAAATCAAGAGAGAGACGACGAACGGTATGCCTCAAAATTCGGGCGGGCTATGCGCAGCAATAGCGCGCGCCGGCTAGGACAAATTTAGGGCACTACGCACGCCCTTGCACGCCCGCGTGCGCCCATTAGATCGCAAGCGATGCAGGCGTTGCGCGGTGTGCAGGGGTGCTGGGTTTATTCTCCGAGGGTTCGAATCCCTCTCTCTCCGCCAGACAAACGAAAAAGCCCCAGCGCAAGCTGGGGCTTTTTCGTTTGTGCGGTGAAAGGACGGACGAGAACCCTAACGGTTCGACCGGAGCCAGCACCGCTGGCGCAGGAGCGTTGGAGCGTAGCGACGACGACCCGAGGCTGGCCCAGCCGAGGGCGAGGCGCATAGCGCCGAGTAATCCCTCTCTATCAGACAGCGAAGAACATTGGCGCAAGCTGGGGCTTTTTTGTTTGTGCGGTGAAAAGACGGACGAGAACCCTAACGGTTCGACCGGAGCCAGCAGAG